GGTCTTTGTGATACACACCGAAATTTTGACTTTTCGGTTTAGAAATTTTGAAAAAAAAATGAAACCAGGTGATATTATGAGTAATCCTGAGTTATTAGCTGAAATTGAAAGGCTAAAAGCAGAATTTGCCAACGCAGACGAGGGGAAATTAAGAGCTTTGGAAGGATTGATTGAACAGGCTGCGTATGAAAGAATATATCTAAAGCGCTTAAATGAGCAGGCAATTGTTTCCGGATTGATAGAATTTCACCCGGAAAATACTAAATTACAAAGGACTTTGCCTATATCAAATGCTATTGCGAAGCACTCTGCTGCCTTAACAAATATCATGGATAAACTTATGAAGCATCTTGCAGTTGAACAGGATGATGAGGATGACGGACTTAGTGAATATGAATAAACTGTACGACAAATACCCTGGATACTTGACGGAGTATATGGCTAGATGTGAGAGTGGAGAAATACTCATTGGTCAAGAGTTAATGCAAATGCTCAGCATTATGGCTGGATATTTGGAAAGGCCGGATGCGCTGTATGATACTTTTCAAAGTGAGATAATATTTGATACTGCTGATTCTCACAAACGGATTAAATTCATAGAAAAAGAATGCAAACATTATGAGGCTCCCTTTGCTGGGAAGCCTTTTATTTTGACTTTAAGACAGAAGGCTTTCATTGAAGCATTTTACAGCTTCGAGATATTCGATAAAGAGATTAATAAATGGGTTAGATTATACCAGGAATATCTAATGTTAATAGCCAGAAAATGTGGGAAATCACCATTGGTCGCAGCGATGGATTTAGCTGAATGGTTTTGCGGTGAAATGGGAACAAAAATTCTCTGCGCTTCAAACGATTATGCTCAGGCAGATATTATGTTTCAGGCGATAAATGCAATGCGCGAAGAAAGTCCATCGCTTGCAAAGGTTACAAGAAAAAACATCAAGGGTATATTTTTTGGCAATCCGAAACAGAAAAAGAAAAAAGGCAAATTCAGTTCCCAGAATAAGGGTTGCATAACTAAGATATCTGCAAAGACAGGAGCAAAGGAAGGGAAAAACATCAAAGTCGGATCCGTTGACGAGGTCCACGAAATGAAAGACAATAGCTTAGTTATGCCGATTAGGCAAGCATTGTCTACTCAGGACGAACCGATATACGGGGAGATAACGACGGAGGGTTTTGTCCGTGATGGCTATCTTGATGAAAGGCTAAAAGAGGCCAGAAAGGTACTAAAAGGAGAGTTGGAAAGACCACGATGGCTTATCTGGCTGCACACCCAAGATAGCGAGGAAGAAATTTGGAGGGACGAAAAGACCTGGGTAAAAAGCAATCCTGACCTGGGTGTAATAAAAAAGTGGAGTTTTTTAAGACAGATGGTTGAAGAGGCAAAGACATCATCTGCAACAAGGGCTTTTGTGCTGGCAAAGGATTTTAACTTGCCACAATCAGCATCAACAGCTTGGCTGCCACAGAGCTATATAGTCAATGTCGAGACATTTGACCTTAAGGATTTCACAGGAGCCTTTTATATATCTGGTAATGATTTTGCAGAAACAACGGACCTTTGCGCATCAACAATATTATTAAAAAAGCCGGGTGATAAAAAGACATATTTCCACACTCACTACTGGATACCTGAAAGCAAGCTAGAAATGAGTCCTGATGATGTTGATTATCGTCAGTGGGAAAGGGAAGGATGGCTTACTATAGTTGATGGAAATTCAGTTGACAGTTCTCTAGTTGCAGAATGGCATTATGAATTACTAAAAGAATATGATTTGAAGCCATTTAAAAGCGGTTATGATAATAGATTTGCAAAAGATTTTCAGAATAAATATTTAGAAATTTTCGGGGATAAAATCACAGTCAACATTCCGCAGGATTTTAAGGTTATAAATAATCCCATGAGAACACTGGAAGCAGATATGAGGGATAAATTAGTAATTTATCAGAATAACCCTGTTTGTCGCTGGTGTTTTTGCAATACTGGGATAGCTTTAGATAAACTTGGTCGGATCATGCCAGCAAAAATGGAAACAAGCAAAAGAATAGACGGCACTGTTGCAAAAATTATAGCTTATGCAACACTTGAATGGCACCGTTCCGAATTCATGAGCTTAATTAGATAGAAAGCGGGTGATAGCTTGGGTGCTTTGCAGTATATAAAAAACATTTTCAAGGGCAAAGAAAGTAAGTATTATGCCTGGCTGACAAATGCTGAGCCGATATTTACAAGTTTCGGGCATGATATCTATATGTCAGACTTTGTTAATAATGCAATAGACCGTATAGCGAGCGAAATATCAAAGATTGAAATAAAAAGCGTTGTTGAGCGCGGAGATACAATTATTGTTCAGAATGATGATATAACCAGGTTGTTCAGATGCAGACCAAATCCATTACAGACAACATCAGATTTTCTGGCCAATGTTGAATGGCTCAGGAGAAAATTTTGCAATGCTTTTATATATCCTCAATATGAGTTAATCGAAGTAAATGGCAGAACTTTTAAGAGATACCTTGCTTTTTACCCTTTAAAACCAAGTGCAGTTTATATCGGTGTTAACAACGGAAATGTATGGGACGTTAAAATGGAGTTCGAAGACGGCTCAAGTTACACCTTGCCGTATTCGGAATTGATACACTTAAAATGGCGCAGAGGTGCAAATACAATTATTGGCGGTGGTGATGATTACGGAAGGGTAAACGATAATGCAATATATCGGACTATAGATGCGCTGGATAAAACCATCCAAGGGCTGCCAAAATCAATTGAAGCCAGTTTGCAAATTAAGGGCGTATACCATGCAAAGACATTGGCAGATGCAGATAAAATAAAAAAAATAAGAGATGAATTTGAAGATCATATATTCACAAGCAAATCAGGAATGATAGCAACAGATATGGGTGGAGAATTTACCCCAGTTAATATTAATGCTCCTGATATTCCTGACTCAGCGTTGAAATTCTTAAAGGCAGTTATTCAGGAGCGCTATGGTGTGTCGGCAGCCATTTTATCAGGCGACTACAAAGGCGAACAACACAGTGCATTTTATCAAACAGCAATTGAAGATTTTATAGTTCAGTTTGAACAAGCTATGACCGGAGGATTGTTTACTGATCGTGAACTTGATGTTGGACACAAAATAAAGTGCTACTACAGCAAGGCCAATTATATGTCCACGGATGATAAAATCCAACTTGCCAATATTGCAAAAGAGACCGGAATAATGACACTAAATCAAATAAACGCAATGTTTGGTATTGAGCCTTTTGAGCAAGGCAACCGAAGGCTGCAAAGTCTTAATTATGTCAATATAGAGAATGTTGACGAATACCAAAAAGGAAAGGCGGGGGTAAATGATGAAGGAGAAAGCGGAGCGCAGACTGATTGATATAAGAGCAGCAGAAGGCGTAGATGACAAAATGGTTATTGAGGGATATGCCATTACGTATGATAAACCAGCAACTCATGAAATAGGTGGCCGAAAATTTACTGAGACAATAAAACGCGGGGCCCTTGATAAAACAGATATGAAAGATGTGCCTTTGCGTTACAACCATAACGATAATGTAATGATAATGGCAAGAACCCGAAACAAATCTTTGCAGCTTATAAAGGATGAAAAGGGATTGAAGGTAATTGCTGAACTATTAGATACACAAAGCAACAGAGATTTATATAAAGCAATTAAAGAGGGGTTAATAGACAAAATGTCCTTTGCTTTTACTGTAGCAGACAATGGGGATACTTGGTCGTTTGGTAAAGATGAAACCAAGAGAGATGTAACAAATATTGCTAAATTGTGGGACGTATCGGTTGTGGATACACCGTTTTACGATTCCACTTCAATATACGCGCGGAGCCTTGAATTACTGGACAGTGAGAAAAGGCGGCTGGATAGCTTGCGCGAAAAAGAACTTTTAAAACAAAAAATTATGCTCAAATCAAAACTTTAAAACCAAAATTAATGAAATGGACCGAAAGGTCCTTTTTTAATGCAAAAAATGAAAGGGGAATTGATATGAAGAAGAAACTTTTATCACTCCTGGAGAACAAGAATGCCAGGAAAGCAGAGATAGTTGCCAAAGCAGAAAAAACAGAAAGTGTTGAAGAATTGAGGAACCTTAATGCCGAGCTCGATACACTTAACGAAGAAATCCGCAGCCTTCAGGAAATGATTGATAGTATGCCTGACGATGATAATGAAGGCGAAGGAAAAGGACAGGAAGAGAGGACAAAGGTTGTCAACAGCCAGATTCCCGGCGTGGTTAAAGCTGCGTCTGAAACCCGCAAGGAAAAAGACGAAGAACAGATGGAATACCGCAAAGCATTCCAGCAGTTTGTAACACGTGGAATACCTATTCCGTCCGAATTGAGAACCGGTGAAGCAACTAAGACCACTGACCTTGCAACTGCAATACCTGTGCCGCTGGCGAATCGTATTGTAGAAACACTTGAATCAACCGGAATGATTTTGCCGCTGGTTACGAAATCGGCATTCCCGGCCGGTGTGAAAATTCCAACTTCATCCGTTAAACCTGTTGCAACATGGGTGAACGAAGGCGCCGGATCTGATAGGCAGAAAAAGACAGTCACAACAAGCATTGATTTTACACATTATAAGTTGCGCTGTGAGATTGCCATGACACAAGAGGCCGCAGTAATGGCATTACCAGCATTTGAGACGGTATTTGTCAGACAGGTATCCGAGGCCATGACAAAAGCTATTGAAAGCTCAATAATTAAAGGTGCATGGAATTCAACAGGTGGTGTCTTGGTTGGTCCGAAAGGTATTCTTAACGAAACTCCTCCAACAGGGCAGGCTCTTACCGCAAAGAATATTAACTATGAGCTTTTGATAAATGCTGAGGCGGCATTGCCACAAGCATATGAAGCTAATGCAAGATGGTGTATGACTAAAAAGACATTCATGGCTTTTGTTGGCATGACAGATGCTGAAGGGCAGCCCATTGCTCGTATTAATTATGGCATCGGAGGCAGACCTGAACGGACGCTGCTTGGTCGTGAGGTTGTGCTTTGCGGAGATTATATGGACAGCTTCAGCAAAACGCTTGAACAGGGCAAAAAATTTGCATTCCTGTTCAACTTCAGCGATTATGTGTTGAATACCAATTATGACCTTGGAGTACAGCGCAAGCAGGATTGGGATACAGAGGATTGGTTGACTAAAGCCGTTATGGCTTGCGATGGTAAAGTAATTGACACCGGATCTCTCGTAACCATCGCAAAAGCATAAGGAGGGGTGATATTCAATGGCTCCATATAAGCATAATTTTGGACAGACAATTACAACCGATGTTGAAGGCGTGGCAGCTGACCACGCCTTCATCGCCCATGTTCATATTCCTGGCCCCGTGGCTGCTGACCCTGGCGGCATGATAGACGGTGCGCGATGTACCACAGGCGAAGGGGCAGAACCGTTAGTAATCACAGAATTTGAAGCACAGCCCGACTGGCCCCGCAATATTGTTGTGGTTTTGGACGCCAGCACTACTGGTGATATTGCGGCAGGAAGTATTGTTGTAAAAGGTAAAAACTTTGCAGACGAGGAAATAACCGAAACACATACAGTCACAGCAGATACACCGGGTACTTTTACAGGCTCAATAGCTTTCAAGGAAGTAACAAGTGTTACTGTGCCAGTTCAGGACGGAGATTCCGTAACTATTAATGTTGGCTGGGGCAAGGTGTTCGGTATTCCTTACAAATTGGAAGCAGATGAGCAAGTAATCTTAAAACTATTTAATAAATCTGCTGATAGTGGCACTGTTACATGTGATGCTGTGGACATCG